GGAACAATCTAACTTAATATACAAATTGATTACTAACGAGGGTATTAAAATTGGTCGGGTTTATAAAAACAATAAACAAATACCTATTGTAGATATTAATGTAAATCATCCAAATCATAGATATTACACTAATGGAGTTTCCTCTCACAATACTGGAGTTGGAAAATCCCTCTTTATGTGTCATGTTGCTTCTTCCGTCTTATTGCAAGGCCGCAACGTTCTCTATATCACTCTTGAAATGGCAGAGGAACGTATTGCTGAGAGAATTGACGCGAATCTCCTGAACGTTCCTATTCAGGATATTGGAGATTTACCAAAGAAAATGTTTGAGAATAAGGTAATGAATCTTGCAAAGAAAACTCAAGGATCTCTAATCATTAAAGAGTATCCAACAGCATCTGCACACTCAGGACACTTCAAATCACTTTTGAATGAACTTGCACTTAAAAAATCATTCAAACCTGATATTATCTTTATTGATTATTTGAATATCTGTGCTTCTTCAAGATTTAAGGGTGGTAGTAATATCAATTCTTATACACTGGTTAAGTCTATTGCAGAAGAACTTCGTGGTCTTGCTGTGGAGTTTAATGTTCCTATTATGAGTGCTACACAAACTACTAGATCCGGTTTTGGATCATCTGATGTGGAGTTGACCGATACCAGTGAGTCCTTTGGTCTTCCTGCAACTGCTGACCTTATGTTTGCTTTAATTAGCACTGAAGAACTTGAAGGATTAGGACAGATACTCGTGAAGCAACTTAAGAACCGATATAATGATCCAACCATTTATAAAAGGTTTGTTGTTGGAATTGATCGTGCTAAAATGAGATTGTATGACTGCGAACAATCAGCACAACAAGACATACTTGACTCTGGTAAAGAAGAGGAGTATAATGATGAAAGAAAACCTAAAAAATCATTTGAGGGATTTAAATTCTAATATGACCCAAGTTATTGATACAAACAAATACATCGAATTCGTTCGTCAAACTACAAGTCCTGCAAGTAGTGATTTTGCAGCACTTCTTACACGACTAACAGAACTTGAGGCATCTGCTGACGCTGATGTTCCTCGTCTTATGACTGCTGCTTTTGGTATCAGTGCAGAAGCAGGAGAATTTACTGAAGTTATTAAAAAAATCTTCTTGCAGGGGAAACCTTATAATGAAGATAATGTCTTTCACCTAAAACGGGAATTGGGTGATATTTGTTGGTACATTGCACAAGCCTGTATGGCTCTTGATACTACTTTTGAGGAGGTACTGCAAATGAACTATGAGAAACTGAGTGCTCGCTACCCGGAAGGAACGTTTGATGTATTCCGCAGTGAAAATCGTGTGGAGGGAGACCTATGACTGAAATAACTTGGGCATATAATCATCGACATTCTTCTGAACTTTGGGATACTACTGCAGAAATTCTCACAGAACTTTCCCGAAGAGATGAAGTTCAGTATCGTGTAAAAGCAACTGAAGAATCTGTAAAAAGAAAACTGGAGAAAACAAAATGACTAAAGAACTTAAAGTAACTCTTAATCTTGACGTAAGAACCGCACTTGAGGTTCTTCAGGTTCTTGATGGTGCTACTGCTGGATATAGCAAAGAGTTTGCACCAGAACGAATTGTAAGACTTCGTGAAGTTATGGAACAACTTGATACAGAACTCGAAAAAGTGATTGTGTAATCCAATCCTCCTTCGGGGGGATTTTTTTTTTTATAAATAACTAGAAAGTATTGTTAAAAATGGATTCTAAAGAACTGCGTAATCTCCATGAAGCATATATGGAAGTTTATGCTCCTCAAGAAAATATTGAAGAAGGTCTTCGTTCAGCAGTAAAGAGACTTCTTGGTGGTGGTAAAAAAGAAGCAGAAGCACCTAAACCAGAAAGTAGAGGTGATCAACTTCGTAAGAAGTATAATGTAGGACCAGAAAAATCAGACACTTCAGCAAAGAGACAAATCCTTGATAGATCTCGTGCAAGAGCAGAAAAAGATGAAAAAGATTATGGAGATAAACCATTCCAGAAGCAAGTTGCTAACCAATCCAAAGCAGCACACGATAAGTATCTGAAAGCAGGTTATAGTAAGTATGGTGCTGATGATGCAAGAGGAAGGGGTAGTAAAGCAGCAAAAAGAGCAGCAGCACTTAATAAAGAAGAGTTTGAGTTTGTTGTAAATGCACTGATTGAAGAAGGCTATGATCTTTCTTCATACACTTGGGATGAAATGTATGAGGTTTGTCTTGATGAAGCAGTAAAAGGTGCTTCACGTCACGATACTGAAATGAGAAAAGCAGCATCTACGGAAAGAAAGTCTGGTATAAAGAATCGTCTTTCTCCAGCAGCAGGAAAAGATAATGCTGATAAGATGCAAAGAGATGTTAAATTTTTTGATAAATTAACTAAAAAGAACAGGAATGTTGTTGGATTGGTTACTAAAGAGGAAGTTGATATCTTCGACACAATCCTTGAGTACTTGATTGCCGAAGGATATGCTGATACTAATGAGAGTGCATTAGTCATTATGGCAAATATGAGTGAAGAGTGGAGACAGAGTATTGTTGAGGTAAAAATGGACCCAAGAGGTCGTCCTGCTTCTGGTCCTATGAATGTTTATAAGCAATCTAAACCAAATAATGATCCTGCATTTCAAGCAGCATTAAAATCTGTTAGAGATGCAGATGCAAAGAAAACCCCAGAGCAAAGAAAAGCAGAACTTGATGCTTATAAAGAGAGGCAGATGAATAATAAGTAATCTTAATAGATTACTCTAACCCACTTGAATTTTTGTTGAGTGGGTTTTTAATAGTTATTTAATAAATACTTAAAAGAGTATTGATATAAAATGGCAAAAGCAGGGGATGCTCTACTTGCTTTAAATAGAGCTTTACAAGGTTTTGATGTTTCTATAAAAAAAGCAACTAGTAGAACTGTTGTTTACACTGTAAAATCTGCAGATAGAACAAAGCTTGCTGTCGATGTAAATGCCGCCTTAAAAAGAGAAAGTGTTTCTTTTCAAGCAAATGTAAAAGATAATGAATCTAGTTTTCCTATTACCATTGTAAATATTAAAGAAGGGTCTGTTAATATTACTTATAAAGTTGTATATAAACCACTTAAGGGTGGTGGATCTGGAGCAGGATCCGAAGTAACAAAATTGGGGGAATCTGCTCAAGCACTTTATGCTTCTATGTCTAATGTCCTCGGTAAAAATATATCGGAAAGTGATCTTACACAGACAAATTTTGATAAAGCAATTAAATTTGCAATTACTGATGAAGATTTTAATAGAATGAAAAATGAATTACCTGATGATTGGATTCATTCTTCAATTTTAGGAGCAAATGAGTTACGTAAAAGATTTGATGATAAGGTGTTTGAATATCATAGGGGATCGAATAAAGTAGATCAGATCGAGAATGTTTTTAAAAAAATAAATAGAATTGAAAAGGCATTTGGTGATATAAACAAATGGAGTCCGGCAGATATATACATTATAAGGAAGGGTTTTAACCCCAATATCTTGAATGGAGAAACTACTTTAAAGGGATTAAATGAAAGGATGTATCAATTAATTCAAGAAGAAAAACTTATTGGAGTATCTTTAAAAAAGATAGAATCAAACAGGGCATCAATATCAGAAAAAAACTTTCCTAATGATGCAAAAATATCAAAGGCATCATTTAGAGGAACCTCTTCAACTTTCGAGTCTATGGATGGTTATATTATTTGGGGAACTTCTCCCACCGAAAAAATACAATTTAGAAGTTTTGGTGTTGGGGATGGATTATCCGGATGGCAAGGTGAGATTAAAGGAGCATCTGCTAATCAAGGAAAGATTTCATTGGGACCCTTAAACTATATTTTAAAAAGTCATGGTGTAGGTGAATTACCAACCTCAACAGAATCTGCCTCTTTAGCTAGACAAAATAGTGATAAACATGCTAAGGATATTGCTAAATTAATGATGGATTATGGTATAATTAAAGCAAATGAAGAAGACGCAGTTGTAAATACTATTAAAGGAAAATCTGAAAAATATCGTTACTCTAAATGGTTAGTTTTAAAACTTTTAATTAAAATGAGAGATATGAATAAAAAAGTAGCTGATGAAATTACAAAAGATTTATATCTTTATGCAAGTTCGCAGTCATCATTCTCCGCTCCTTATTTAAAATTAGAATAAATAAAAGTATACCAAAACACAATATGAAAAGTTTTCTCAATTTTCTAACTGAAGCAACAGAATCGCAAGCAGCAATGCAAGCGAAGAAACTTGGACTAAAAGGTGATGGTCACGGAGGGTGGATTGATCGTGCCGGTAAAGTAGTTGCAAGAACAGAAAAGGGAAAACTAAAGTTTACTGAAAAAAGAACTTCTAAAGGACAAGAAGAACCCAAAACAGATACTCAAAAAACTGCTGCTCCTGAAACAAAACCAAAAGCAAAAGCAGCACAAGCACCTGCACCAGAATCTAAAGCACCAAAAAAACCCGCACCTGAAGATCAAACACAAGAAACTCCACCACTTACAATTGTATTTGGTAGGTTTAATCCACCAACAGTAGGACACGATAAACTTCTCAAGTCAGCAAAGAGAATATCTGCTGGTGGAGATGTTAAGATTTATCCATCAAGAACTCAAGATCCAAAGAAGAACCCGTTGGATCCTGATATGAAGATTTCGTTTATGAAGAAGATGTTTCCTGACTTTGAGGAAATCATTATAAACGATGATAATATGAGATCTATTTTTGATGTTCTTATAAATGCAAATGAAGAAGGATACTCAAGTGTTAATATTGTTGTTGGATCAGATCGTCAAGCAGAGTTTGAGAACCTTGCACAGAAATATAATGGAGACCTTTATAACTTTGATTTAATCCGTGTAGTTTCTGCAGGAGTCAGAGATGCAGATGCTGATGGTGTAGAAGGAATGTCTGCATCCAAGATGAGAAAAGCAGTTATTGATGATGATTTTGATTCCTTCCGCAAAGGAACTCCAAAGACACTTGATGATGCTGATACTCAAGCACTCTTTAATGCAGTTCGTCAGGGAATGGGTGCAAAGAAAAAGAAAAAAGAAGTTGTAGAACTCTGGCAGATTGCTCCAAAATACGATCAACAAACTCTTCGTGAAAATTATTTAACAGGAAAGATTTTTAGAATTGGAGATATTGTTGAGAACTTAAATACTGGGTTGGTTGGTGAAGTAATGCGTAGAGGAACTAATCATTTAATCTATGTAACTGAAGAAGGATATATGTTTAAGTCTTGGATCAGGGATCTGATGGAATATACTGAAAAGGTAATGAGTGGAAAAGAAAGACTCCCTGGAAAACCAAATACTCTTGTAGGAACCTCTGGATATTTTAAGTATGTTGCAGGTATGACTCCTGGTTTTGAGAAGGGTGATAAAACAAATCTTCAACCAGGAGCAAAACCTTATAGTGGATATAAGTTTTCTAATATTAAGGAGTTTATAAATAAGTATAAGGTAAAAAGCAAGTAGTATTACAATGTCAATGAATATTCTTAACGATATCTCATCAGTATATCTGGAGCAAGTTGTGGTTGGTGAGTCTTCACATCTTGAACCTGATATGAAGAAACGTCGTGAAAATAATGAAAAAGCAATTGAAGATATGAAAAAAACCAAAGCACATAAAGATATGGTTGCTGCAGCTAGAAAGAAGTTTGATGAAGCACTAGACCCAGTAGGTCAAGAAGATGCTGATATTGATAATGATGGTGATACTGATAAGTCGGATAAGTATCTTCACAACAGACGCAAAGCAGTTGGTAAGGCAATCAAAAAGAAAAATGTAAAAGAAGGTTTCTCTGATTGGAGACAAGATCTTTCTGAAGTGATTGGAGACTTAAAAAAAAACGATAAAAGTGAAGATTTAAAAGTTACTGAAAAAGCAATAAAAAATAAAATTACAATTAATCCAACTCTTGGTGAAGCAGTAGAGGAACTTGGTGGAACTCTTCTTGAGATGGTAGAGATTGAAGATGCTGATTGTATTCTTGATGATCTTTCAGAATCTGAAGTATTTCTTCTTTCAGATAAACTGATTGAAGAAGTTGTTGAAGAGTTCTTTAATGAGTGTATTCAAGAAGGATATGATGTTAAAGAAATTGAAAATGTTTTAGTTGAGTCAATAGATGTTTCTGCTGCTCTTTTAACAGAAGCAAAAGTCACTCTGGGGCACGATACTGATATTAAGAGTGATAGACTTGAGAAAGTAAAGTCTGCTGTAAAGAAAGTTGGAAAGGGACTTGCTCGTGGAGTAGGATATGTTGCTGGTGCTGCTGTAAGAGGAGCGAGAGCAGCTGGTAGAGAGTTTTCCAAAGGATATGAAAGAGGTAGAGGAGGTTCTTCTGGTGAGGGCAGTTCTTCTTCCTCACAAACAAGTTCTGACACAAAGGAAACTGGATCTAAAAGACCTGGATTGCTTGGAAGAATTGGATCAGCACTTAAGAGTGGACTAAAAAGGGCAGTTGGTGCTGGTGCAAGAGCAGTATCAAGAGGAGCAAGAAATGTTGCTCGCAGAATGGAAGATGGAGAAAAGAAAACTGATACTACATCAAAAGCAACACCAAAACCTGCAGCATCAGAAGCACCTGCAACAGCGCCAAAACCAAAGGTAAAGGTAGCAGCACCAAAGGCAAAGACTACGACAACACCAAAACCTGCAACACCTGCAGCAGCAAAACCTGCAACTCCAAAAAGAAAAAGAACATCAAAGTTAGATTCTCTGCTTTCTGATATTAGAAAAGAAGAAGTTGAACTTTATGAAAAGACTTTAACTGATGCTGAAACAAAGGAAAAGGAAAGACTTGTAAAGTCAATGAAGAGTAATAAAGCAGACTTTGAAAGAAGATATCCTGGTCGTGGTGAAGAAGTGATGTATGCTACTGCTACAAAAATAGCAAAGAAAGTTGTAGAACAAATGAATAATGAACCACCAATAGTAACTGCAACTCCTCCTATTGATAACAAAAAAGAGATATTTGATAAGCAAAAACTTGCTAATCTAAAAATGCTTCAACAAAAAAAACAGATATTGGATCGTCAAAAACTTCAAATGCAAAGAACTAATAAACTTCCTCTTGAGGCATCTTACCAACCAGAAGGTGATATGGTTGACGAAACTAGCACATCAGTAAAAATGTCTTTGGAAGATTATATGATGGTAAAAAAAGATGGTAGTCGGGTGAGAATGCCAGGTGATCCACCAAAGGCAAAAAAAGAACCAGGTGGTTATGACTATACTCGCACTGAAAAAGAAAAAGAGAATATGAAAAAAACACCCAAAACTAAAATCGGATCAAGGTTTGATTAATCTAAATAGTTACAACCACTTCCACACGGAGAAAAACGATGAACTTCAATGTACTAGTAAAACTTGGTGAAAGTCTTGTTGAAATGTTCTGGAAGAGTTGCGAAGTTAAAAGATTTGTAGTACATCTTCTTGAAAAGTATGCGAAAAGCACTGACAATGATATTGATGATGTTGCAGTGAACTTAATAAGAACAAAACTCCTCAATAACTGCCCAGAGTGATGTTGGAGTGTTTTCTTCTTAACTGGGGAATTGCTCTGACTCTGGCTTTGTTGTTGGGATTATCTGAAGCACTGGATGAAATTCCAAGTGTAAAGTCAAATAGTGTTCATAGATTAATTAAAAATATTTTAGTATCATTAATCAAAAAAGATAAAACTAAGGAGAAGTGAGAACTTCTCTTTTTTTATAAATACTCATAGCAAAAAAATTTTAGTAAAAGGTAAAAAGAATGGCACTCTGGGGAAACAATGATAATGTTGGTTCTGGTGGAACAGTATCTTTAAACTATGACACTCTTGTCGTAACAGGTACAGGCACTACTTTTGGAAACGTTGGGGCTGCTAAAACTGGTGACGTGATTAGGTTTGGTGCAGCATTTGGCGTTAATATTGGAGATGCTGTAATCGTTGGAATTGCAAGCACAACACAACTATCAATCGCATCAACTGCTGGACTGAGTGGAGCAGCAATTTCTGGAGTACAGTTCCAGATTAGTGAATCTCCAAAGTTTGCGGTATTAGATAGTCATTTGAATCAATCGGGTGGTGGAGATACTGAAACTATTACTGTACTAGTTTCTGCAGCAACTACAAATGCTGGAATTGGGACTAATATTGTTTTTGTGAATTCTTTAACAGGAGTTATTTCTGGAGATACCTTTGTAAGTGGTGCAAATACTAGAATTGTTTCAACTGTTGGTGCTACTAGTGTTTCACTTGCATCTACAATTTCTGCTGGAATTGCGACTGCAGCAGTTATTACATTCTCAAGAGTCACTGGTGGTCATGAGACTTCTGTGATTGGTGTTGAGGATGCCGAAACAGAAGCAGCAGTATCTACAAAATTCAAACTAACTCATAGTGGTTGGGTTGGTGTTACAACTTATAGAGACTCCGAAGGTAATATCAGAGTTAAATCTGAAGTTCTTGTTGCAATGTCTGGCATTACAACTGGAAATAACCTACCTTATCCTCCATTCTGATAAAATATGATTTTTAATGAACTGAATGAGGATAATTTTCTCTTGTTTGCTATTAGGTATTATGAAAACCCTCAAGCAGTCACTAAAGAAGATTTTGAAAAGGACTTAAATCATTTTAAGTATATAAAAAGATTACTGAAGAGATATAAGAAATCAGGTGAACTAAAAACTCACCTGATCTTAAATCATTTTATAATTCTTTATAACATTTTTGGAGAAGCAACTACACCGATGTTGTTTTTTAAAATTGAACAAGATTTGTGGTCTTCTGTTAAATCATTTATTATTTTTCTTAATAGACTTCCAGAATATCCACAATCAAGTATTCATGATATTCAAGTTGATCTTACTTGTTTAACAGAACTCTATAAAATCTACAATGGAAAAGAAGAAACTTGATAAAATTATAAATATTATTAGAGAGCAAATGGTTGCTGGCGCTGATGGATTTACAAGTGCCGCAGATCCTAAAGGTCCTGTTGCTGGATTTGATCCTGTTATGGGGAAGGTTCGTAAAAGATATATGAGTGGTGGAAGAGGATCTCGCAAATTATGGATGCAGTACCTAAAAAACAAGTAAAATGTATTCTCCTACTCAGATAACAGAAACTAAAGTTGCAATACTAGAAGAAAAACTTAATTCTTCAGATCAATTGCTGGCAAAAATTGAGAATGCAATTGATAAGTTAATTGAGGCAAATGTAAATGTTACTAGAATGCTTGCTGTTCATGATGAAAGAATAGAGCAGTGTGGAAAAACTGATGATATGATTTCAAGAATGATTAGTGAATTAAAAGATGAAAATAAAGAACAGCACGAAACAGTTTCTGGAAGAATAGAAAAAATAGAAATAAAATTGGATGAGTTTGTAAAATTTCGTTGGATCATAGTTGGAATTTTTACTTTAGCATCTTTTGCAATATCTCAATCAACAATGGTTGTAGACATTTTAACTCCAAATAGTTCTGGAGTCGTAATAGAAAAAAATAAATAAGTTATCGTTGGCACTTGGATGCCGTGAAAACTAAAAAAAAACCTACTTCATATTCTCTACATAAAATAACTAATTCAATTATTAAATGGACATCAGTAATCACTTCACTCTGTCTTTACAAAGTAGGATAATGTGGTATGATATGTCAACAGGTTAATTTTTGTTTATGGACTTTGTTGATGTAAAGTACATCAATTTGATATCTTCTAGATTTCAAAAATTTAAGAGGGTAAAGAATAATCTATACAACTTTCGTTGTCCAATTTGTGGAGACTCTCAAACTAATAAAAATAAAGCAAGAGGATACTTATATCAAATAAAGAATAACACAAACTATAAGTGTCATAATTGTGGAATTAATGTATCCTTTAATAACTTTTTAAAACAAATCGATACTCAAATTCATAAACAATATATTTTTGAAAAATTTAAAGAAGGAAACACTGGAAAAAACTTTACAACTCAAGCACCAGTATTAAAATTTGAAGCACCAAAGTTTAAACCTAAATTAGATTTACCTAAAGCATCAGAGAATCCTGTTGCAAAAGCATATCTAGAAAATAGAAAATTAAATTCAGATAACTATTACTACACTGAAAAATTTAAAGAGTGGACTAATTCTCTCCGACCAACATTCGATAATGTAAGTAAAGATGAACCTAGGATTATTATTCCTTTGTTCTATCAAAATATACTTATTGGATTTCAGGGAAGAGCACTTGGTCCAAGCAAGGTTAAATATATTACTATAATGCTTATTGATGATGCCCCCAAAATCTATGGTCTCGATAAAGTCCAAAAAAATAAAAGTGTCTACATCACAGAAGGTCCCTTCGACTCCACTTTTATTTCAAACTCAATTGCTCTTTGTGGAGCTGATGGTGATGTTGATAAGTGGGGTATTAGTGATCCTGTTTGGGTTTATGATAACGAACCACGTAATCGAGAAATCCTATCAAGAATTTCCCGTGTTATCGAAATTGGACAAAAAGTTGTCATCTGGCCTTCAACAATAAAAGAAAAAGATGTGAACGACATGGTTTTATCTGGACTTGATGTTCAGTCTGTGATAGAATCAAACACTTACTCTGGTTTAGAAGCAAAACTTAAATTTACTACCTGGAAGAAAATATGAGCAACGGAACAAAAGTAGTCAAGAGAAATGGTCTAATTGAATCTCTTGACCTAGATAAGATGCACTTGATGGTTGAAGAGGCATGTAAGGGTCTTGCAGGTGTCTCTGCGAGTCAAGTTGAAATGACCTCTGGTATTCAATTTTATAGTGGAATATCCACTCAAGAAATACAAGAAATCCTTATTCGTAGTGCAAGTGACCTTATTGATCTAGACCATCCCAATTATCAATTTGTTGCTGCTCGTCTTCTATTATTTTCTGTTCGTAAGCAACTTTATGGGAAGATGAAAGAACTTCCTAATCTTGAGCAACACATTTATCAGTGTGTTAATCATGAAGTATATGATAGGGATATTTTTATCAAATATTCAAAAGAAGAAATTGAACGTGCTGATTCTTATATTGATCATGACCGAGACTATCTGTTCACTTATGCAGGTCTACGTCAAGTAGTTGATAAATATTTGGTTCAAGATCGTAGTGGTGGTGGAGTATATGAAACGCCACAATTCATGTATATGATGATTGCTCTGACTATCTTTGCAGAGTATTCAAAAGAAATTAGAATGTCATACGTCAAGAGGTATTATGACGCAATCTCCAAACACAAAATCAACATTCCTACACCAATCATGGCAGGTGTTAGAACCCCACTTCGTCAATTTGCATCTTGTGTTCTTGTTGATGTTGACGACACCCTTGACAGCATCTTCAGTAGTGATATGGCAATTGGTAGGTATGTTTCTCAAAGAGCAGGAATTGGTATCAACGCAGGTCGCATCAGGGGCATCAACTCTAAAATCAGAGGTGGAGAAGTTCAGCACACTGGTGTTGTTCCTTTCCTTAAAAAGTTTGAATCAACTGTACGATGCTGCACCCAAAATGGAATCCGTGGTGGATCAGCTACAGTCCATTTTCCAATCTGGCACCAAGAAATAGAAGACATTCTGGTTCTTAAAAACAATAAAGGAACTGAGGATAATCGTGTTCGCAAACTTGATTACTCAATTCAACTCAGCAAAATCTTTTATGAAAGGTTTATTCAAGATGGTGAGATTACTTTGTTCTCTCCGCATGATGTTCCTGGACTTTATGATGCTTTTGGAACTGATACTTTTGACCAATTGTATTTACGTTATGAGGAAGATAAGTATACTCCCAAAAAAACTATTAAAGCACAGGACCTTATTCTAACTCTTCTCAAAGAACGTGCTGAAACGGGTCGCATCTATATTATGAATATTGACCATTGTAACTCTCATAGTTCTTATAAGGACCAGATTACGATGTCAAACCTTTGTCAAGAAATTACAGAACCCACGACACCAATTCAACATATTGATGATGATGGTCCTCAAGAGATTGCGACTTGTATTCTATCAGCAATCAACGTTGGTAAGGTTAAATCTGATGAAGAACTTGAGGAACTTTGCAATCTTTCTATTCGTTCTTTAGAAGAACTTATTGACTATCAAAACTATCCTGTGAAGGCAGCAGAGAACTTTACCAAACGTCGTAGATCTCTTGGAATCGGTTATATTGGTCTTGCCCACTACCTTGCTAAACTAGGGTTCAACTACGACTCACAGGGGGCATGGGACGCCGTTCACGGTCTTTCTGAGTCCTTCCAGTATTACCTTCTAAAAGCATCAAATCAGATTGCGAAAGAGAAAGGTCACTGTGAATACTTTGGTCGTACTAAGTATGCTGATGGTATTCTTCCTATTGATACATATAAAAAGGATGTCGATCAAGTTTCATCTGTAGGTCTTCAACATGATTGGGAAAGTCTTAGAGCATCTATCCTGGAACACGGTCTCAGGCACTCAACATTGTCCGCACAGATGCCTTCGGAGAGCAGTTCCGTTGTGTCAAATGCAACCAATGGAATTGAACCACCTCGTGGATACTTGTCCATTAAGAAGTCGAAGAAGGGACCTCTTAAGCAGATTGTACCTCAGTATCAATCACTTAAGAACAATTATACGCTTCTTTGGGATATGCCTAGCAATCGGGGTTATATTAATGTTGTTGCTGTTATGCAAAAGTTCTTTGATCAAGCAATTTCTGGAAACTGGTCGTATAACCCAGAAAATTATGCCGATAATGAAGTTCCTGTTAGCGTAATGGCCCAAGATATGCTTACTTGTTTTAAGTTGGGGCATAAAACAGCATACTATCAAAACACTTATGATGTTAAGACCGATGAGGTAATTGAAGAACCAAAACCAGAACTTCAATCTCTCCTAAATGATATTATGAGTTCTGATGAAGAATCGTGTGAAAGTTGCACTATTTAAGTTTCATAACAATTAAAAACCTTAAATATGTTAGGGTGAATTGAGTTTAAAGTAATCAAAGAGAAAGTATGCAGTACAATTTTATGTCACCCGAAGAACAAAAAATTAAAGGAATGACCGTTTTTAATACTGAAGAAGTGAATACTAAGAAGCAACCAATGTTTTTTGGTGCCCCTCTTGGAGTTCAAAGATATGACTCATATAAGTATCCTGTTTTTGATAAACTAACTCAACAGCAATTAAGTTATTTTTGGAGACCTGAAGAAATCTCACTTCAAAAAGATCGTGGAGACTATCAAACTCTCCGTTCAGAACAGAAGCATATTTTTACTTCTAATTTGAAGTATCAGATTATGCTCGATTCTATTCAGGGTCGTGGTCCTGGTATGGCATTTTTACCATATTGTTCTCTTCCTGAACTGGAAGCGTGTATGACTGTGTGGGAATTTATGGAGATGATCCATAGTCGTTCGTATACTTATATTATCAAAAATATCTATTCGGATCCTTGCGAAATCTTTGATACTATTATTCATGATGATCGTATTCTAGAACGTGCAGCAAGCATTACTGAGTCTTATGATGACTTTATTCAATCAGCACAAAGTTATGGTACTTCTGAATCATGGAAGCACAGACTTGAAGGAGTCACTTACGCAAAGGAGAATCTCAACGATGTTAAAAGAAAACTCTACAGAGCAGTCGCAAACGTTAATATTCTTGAAGGTATTCGCTTCTACGTTAGTTTTGCTTGCAGTTTCGCCTTTGGCGAACTTAAGCTTATGGAAGGATCAGCTAAGATCATCTCTCTTATCGCAAGAGACGAATCACAACATTTAGCACTTACTCAAAACATTCTAAACAAATGGAAGGAAGGTGATGATCCTGAAATGCAACAGATCGCAAAAGAAGAAGAAGAGTGGGTTTATAAGATGTTTGATCGTGCAGTAAACGAAGAAAAGAAGTGGGCAGATTATTTGTTTAAAGATGGGTCTATGATTGGTCTTAATGATAAACTTCTTCAGAGATATGTTGAGTGGATTGCAAATCGTCGTATGAAAGCAATTGGTCTCAAACCAGTTTATGATATTCCTGCGAACAATAATCCACTTCCTTGGACTCAACATTGGTTGAATTCAAAAGGTCTTCAGGTGGCACCTCAGGAAGTGGAAGTTGAAGCCTATTTGATTGGTGGCATTAAACAGGATGTTAAAACTGATACATTTAGTGGATTTAAACTTTAATAATAAAAATATTCAGTAGAAATAAATCCTACTCATAAATACCTTCACAAAGAGTATTTAAATGAGTTGTAGTTATACTAATCCTTGGTATTATGATGAGAATCCTTTCGAGTCTGATAATATTGAGGATTATTTTGGATTTGTTTATCTTATTTTTAATAAAATCAATCACAGAAAATACGTAGGTAGAAAATACTTCTGGCAGTTCAGAACTCCAAGAGGTAAAAAAAGAAAAGTAAAATCAGAATCAGATTGGAAAAACTATTATGGGTCTTGTCCGGAACTTAAAGAAGACATTGATAAATTGGGCAGAGAAAATTTTAGTCGAACTATCTTATCATTACATAAAACAAAGGGCAAAACAAACTATGAAGAGACCCGACAACTCTTCATTAACAACGTCCTCACAGAATCACTTGACAACGGAGATCCCTTGTTCTACAATTCCAACGTATTGTCCCGATATTTCAGAAAAGATTACTATGAATACAACAACTGAAGATATTGTTGCTCACGTAAGGGACTGGTCTCTGGAAAGAGTAGCAGATAAAAGTATTTCTAGAGAGGATGCTCGTGCTGTTCTTGCAGAATTTTATGAATGGATTGAACCAGAAAATGATGAACTAGAAATTGTTTCTCTTGACTCACAGGATTGACAAAACCTAAATAATCTTATATAATGCAAAGGAACCCACTCAAAAGGTGGGTTTTGTCGTAATGAGTCTGTGACGTGACACTTAGAGCCGTGGAAGATGCCCTTCGAGAGTTGGGTATACCCCTCTTCTATACGGATGCCGAATTCTATTAAAATTAATGCAACAATTTTTTACTGTAGCCTTTCCCCTTTTGGCGATGGTTACAACCAGCACGGCAACACTGCCCCACGTGTTTCCTCCTCCACCTGTGAGTGGTCCGCCACCATTCTCTATTATTCAAGAGGAACCTACACCAAAGACAGCGACCAGAGAGGTTGCTCCAGTTAAACCAAAAGAAAAAAGACTAATTTGTAAAGGATGTAATACTAATGAAACGAAGACTGTAGAATTCTTACAGAAACGTGGAATTACTGACAAAAATGCCATAGCAACCATTATGGGCAATATTCGACAAGAGTCTACCTTCACTCCTAATGTATGTGAGGGTGGTGCTAGAGTGTCTTATAGTGCTTGTACAAGTGGTGGTTATGGATTGATTCAATTTACCGATGCTCCAAGATATAATGGTCTTGGTAAGTTTGCTGCTCGTATTGGTGGAGACCCTTCCACACTTGATACTCAACTTCGTTATATTATTACTGAACCACAATGGCGAGGTATTGAAGATAGATTGAAAGTTCCAGGAAAACCTATTGAATATTATATGCGTTTAGCATATACTTGGTTGGGTTGGGGACATAAAGGAGCAAGAACTGAATATGCTTATAACTACTCAAATAAGTTAGTTCTTACTGTGATTAACTCCTAAATACATATACCTGACTTGATGACACTTTTCAGGTGAGATTGGGGTGCTTCGGCACTCCTTTCTTGTATAAATAGTAATGTCATCAAGTTAGAGTAGAACTATGGAAACTCCAAAAGAGTATCATTATACCTATTATTCTTATGAAGAGTGGGGTATGGGTTATTTTGGTAGTAGAACCTGTAAATGTTTACCTGAAGAAGATGTAAAGTATTTTGGGACGTATAGTCATAAAAATTTTAATCCCACTCAAAAGATAATTCTAAAAAGTGATTATGATACAAGAAAGGAAGCAATACAAGATGAAATTAGTTTACAGCAATATTATAAAGTAGTTGAAAATTCACACTTTGCTAATAGGGCATATCAAACTTCTACTGGATTTTATTATGATAAAGGTCCTGGAGAAGAAGCAAAAAAGAGAAGGAGCGAGTTGATGAAAACTAATTTCAATCCTATGAGTAATCCAGAGTTAAGAGAGAAGGCAAGAATAAACTTAATAAAATCTGCTAACACACCTTCTTCTATAGAAAAAAGAAAAAAATATACTAAAGATGTTGCAAATCGCCCAGAGGAAAGGGAGCGTAGAAGATTGACTGCAATCAAATCACATCAAAATCCAGAGATGAAAAGAAAATATATTGAATCAAAACTTGGTGAAAAAAATTCTTGTTACGGTAAGATATGGATTACTGATGGAAATCAAAACAAATACATAAATTCTTTAGGTGAACAAATACCAGACGGATGGTATAGAGGAAGATATATTATAAAAGGAAAAAGTAAATGGTGGGTTAGTCCAGAAGGTATTGCTAAATGCCAACAAGAATGTCCTGGTGTTGAATGGAAAAGAGGTAGGGTTTATAAATAACTAAAAAGTATTTGTAAAATGGACGCACAAGAACTTCGTAGTCTTCAAGAAGCATATTTGGAAGTTTATCAAGAACAAGAACTTGATGAGGGATTCAAGCAATTTCCAGAAAAAAAAGTTGCACGTAAAATACAAAGAGAAATAAACAAACTTTCTTCTGGTGTTACTAGGTCGGAAAGATTGTCAGGAAGTCAACCACAAGGAAGACAAGGTGAGCTCAATCTCAATAGAGCTGGAAGAATTAATAAGATGAGTGATGTCCGTACTACCAAGACTTTTACTCCTGTCAAAGATAGACGTAAAATAAATGCAAAGGCTAAAAAAGTTGTAAATGCGGTTGATAAGATTAAAGATAGGCAAAATGCAACTTCTAGTGGTTCAATTGCTAGTAAGGGCAGAACCGCACGATTTTCTATAGAACCCATTTTAAGTAAAGAACAAGTAGACCTCTACGACATCATCCTCTCACACCTTCTTGATGAAGGATATGCAGAAACACCAGAAGCAGCAGAATCAATTATGGCGAATATGAGTGAAGATTGGAGACAAAGTATTCTTGGTTAGTTCTTACTGAAGTCTAAAAATATATACAATTTAATAAATATAGAGGAGTTCTTTAGACCTCCTCTTTTTTTATGTTTAATTTTAATTTTGGTAAAAAGAAACCAGATAAGAAGCAGATAATCCTTGTAAGCATCGTATTGAGTGCTGTTGTAGCAACCCTCTCTCAGTGCTCAGGAGCACCTCAGGAGCACCTCTGGGACCTTCTAGATGAGGTACAGAGGAGGTTGTTCCCACAGACCATCATTAACGACGTACTGCTCCAGGATCCTGGTGTGGTGGATAGGAGAGTAAAAAGAGATGTTGATAAAGCCATTCGTGATTATGAACGCTTGACAGGAGACACTGGAGAAGTTAAAATACCTTTACCTAGGTTGATAGAGAGTCCTCTAGATACTTCTAAGTGTTATACCGAAGAATGTAAATCACTCGGTGGAGAAATGCGTTTATGTTCCCCATGGGTTGATGACTGTAAGTAAAAAGTGTTATATATAAACACATCTTATTTTATTGGAGATTATTATGTCTGTATCACAAGAACTACTGAATGCTATTGAAGCTTGGAAAGTAGAAGACGAAAAGTTCACTGCTGGTAATAATGCTGCTGGTACTCGGGCCCGTAAGGCACTACAAGAGGTCGGTAAACTGGTTAAGACCCGTAGAGGAGAAATTACCGAAGAGAAGAACGCCCGTAAGGAAGCAAAGGCTTGACTTTAGTGCCCTGATGCCTTATAGTAGTTTGACGGGTGGAGGAGGTCCAAACTTCTTATAAATCCCACACCTCCCATGCCTCTCAACGATGCACAAACAGGGAGGTTCCTTTATGGGTCAATAACTCAGATGGTAGAGTATCGGGCTTTTAACCTGTAAGTCGTGAGTTCGAGTCTCACTTGACCCACTTGACAATCAAACTCATAACTGATATGATTGTCTTATGTCTTGGTAGCTCAGCTGGATAGAGCAATTCACTTCTAATGAATTGGTCGGGGGTTCGAATCCCTCCCAAGACGCTTGACAATCAAACTTAAATAGTTTATGATTGTCTCATATGCGGGTATGGTGTAGTGGCAACACAAGAGTTTTCCAAACTTTTATCCTCGGTTCAAATCCGTGTATCCGCTTGAACCATAAGGTTCTTATTCCAGAGTAGCTCAGTGGCAGAGCTGGGAGCTGTTAACTCCTCGGTCGCAGGTTCAAATCCTGCCTCTGGAGTTTATAAATACCCAAAGAAATATGAAAATATTATGGAAAACTTACGAATTAGATGTAAATCTTGTAATAGAGAATTAGAGGGTCACTCATCAAAAACAGTTTCTTGTGGTTGTTCTAATATGGCAACTATAGTAAATAATAATAAAATCACCGCACTTGATTTGTCTAATGTGGTGATGTTAAACTCTCCACATAAAGAACAAAAATCAAATGTTCTTTCTTCACAAGATGTTATGTGGCAAGAAGAAAGACGACAACGTAAGGTTCGTCGTTTGGATTTTGAGGTTCGTTAAGAACTTTTATTGGAAAGGTGACCGAGTGGTTTATGGTGTTTGTCTTGAAAACAAAAGATGTGAAAGCATCCGGAGGTTCGAATCCTCTCCTTTCCGTTACATAAGATACTAAAACACTTTTAATATGATAATATCAACACATAATACTCATAGTTAGTATTATACTTATACTAAATTATTAGTATAAACGCACAAAACAAATGGATCAACGCACCTACGATAATTGGGTAAAGATCAAACAAACATTTGAGGCATCTGGTAATACTAATAATATGTTTTACATAAGATCGTGTGAAATTGTAAAAACAAAAAGAGACCCTCTCGCAAAATATCTTGGTGATGCAAATGAGTGATTAAATAGTGGTTGACAAAGTTGGTTGATGCTGCTATCATATTAATGAACCAATTCTCCCGAATGTCGCCTAACTTGGTTATGGCACCGCTTTTGGGAAGCGGAATAATCTCAGTTCAAATCTGAGCATTCGGACTTACACAAACTCTTAAATTTATTATGGCACAACATAAAATTGCAA